ATCTGGTCGTGCACCGCCTCGGGAAGCGGCTGGTACGGATTGGCGTCGATCTTGTGGACCCCGGAATGGATCAGGGTGACCGCAATGCCCTTCTGGTCGAGCGCGCCGCTCATATCGGTGTGCAGCGCCACGACGCCGATGCTGCCGACAGCACCCGTGCGCGGCAGGATGATGCGGTCGGCTTGGGATGCCAGAACGTAGCCAGCGGACAGCGCATGTTCGGCCACAAAGGCGTGGACGGGTTTCTGCGCGCGCGCGGCGCGGATGCGATCCGCCAGATCGAAGGCTCCGGCCACCTCGCCGCCGAAGCTGTCAATGTCGAGGGCGATGCCGCGCACACCGGGATCGGCCAGCGCAGCCTGCAGTTGGGCGGCGATCCCTTCATACGAGGTCAGACCCGAGGATTGCCCGATCCACGCGCCGCGATGCACCAGCGTTCCTGAAATCTCGATCACGGCAATGCCGTCGACCAAGGCGAAGGGTTGGCTGCCATTACGCTGGTGGCGCTGCGCAAGGTCATTGCCGAACAGCGACGCCCGGGCGGGCAGGCTGGTGGCAGTCTGGTCAACGGCTTCTGCTTCCAGCCCATGGAAGGTGATTTCCTGCCCCGTGATGCGAGGCCCCAGCCCGGACAGAAACGCCAGCGCCTTTGCCGGGTCTACCATCAGCGGGGTATTGAAGGCGCGCTGGGCGATCTGGGCGTGGTGCATCATGGTTCTTCCTTGGTATCAGTCTTGTCTTCAGCATCTTCAGGCGCGTCGTCGCCTTCCGCGCCGTCCTGCTTGTCATCCTTGCCGCTGGCAGCGCCTGGACCCTGCGCCGGGGATCCCGGACGCCGGAAATCGAGGCCCAGTGCCAGTTCGCGTTTCCGCTCGGCGGCAATCTCGCGGTCGACCTGTTCTGCGTCATAGCCACGCTCCGAGATTGCCTGCGTGCGAGATTTCAGCCCGGACTCGATCTGCAGGATCTCTGCGGAGGCGTCCTTCATCGGGTCGATCCAGTCCCATTTGGTCGGCAACCAGGCGCAGGCCTGATATTGCCGCCGCCGGCTGTCATAGCCGGGCAGATCAATAGCACCGGACAGCACCGCCACGTCCATCCAGCGGGACCACACCGCGCGACAAAGCTGGAACACCAACACGCCATGCTGCCAGGCCGAGATGCGACGGCGGAATTCGATCAGCGAGATACGGGTATTGGAGAAATTGCCCTTGGCGGTGTCGCCGGTCAGGTAGCCGTAAGGAATGCCCAGTGCCGCCGCGACCTGCAGAAGCGTTCGATATTGGAACAACTCATAGGTGCCGCCCGAGTCTGGCGTGGCCGGGGTCGAGACATCCTCACCCGGATCGAGGCGCACGACCTGACCCGGTTCAACCTCAAGATCCTCCTCCGTCGGTTCCAGCGGCGTTTCTGGCGCGGGCGAGGTGATGAACATCGCGAACATCGCCGCGATTTTCTTCCGCTCCAGCTCCGCGTCGTCATAGAGGTCCAGCGTGAACAGCTTGACGATGGCGGCTGCAAAGCGCGACACGCCGCGCAACTGGCCAGCTTCCACCGGGTCGAGGACGTGGATCACATCTGCGGCGGGCACACGGACGGTCTCATTGGTGAGGCCGGGGTCGGTCAGATCACCGGGATGGCGACGCAGGAAGTGATAGGCCACGCGGCGGCCAATGCTGTCGAACTCGATGCCCTGCCGGATCAATCCAGCGCCGGGCAGCGTGCGGTTCATGTCGAGGGGCAGCATTTCGGCGGGCAACATCTGCAGCTGGATCGGCACTGTCAGACCATCCTCGACCCGGCGCGGTCGGATGCGGATGAAGACCTCGCCCGATAAAAACACCTCGCGCGCCGCCCGGCGCTGCAGCCCGTAGAAATCGGTCAGGCCTTCCGCGTCGGCATCATCCGTCCAGGCCAGCCACAGCGTTTGCAATTCTTCCTTCTTTGCGGCATCGGCGATGGTCGACGAGGGCTTGATCCCATCGCCGACGACATTGCTGGCGAACGACTCCACAGCGTTCGCTGCGTAGCCATTGTTGCGGACCAACCAGCGCGCGCGGGCGGTGATCGTGTCGCCAGAGGCCGCGATCAGCGTATTCACATGCGCGCGTGATGCTCGGAAGCCCCGCAGGCGACGATGGGCTTGGGCTGCATCAAACCCACCGATGATCGAGCCAATGCGCTGGCGGAAAGCCTCGAACGCCATGGATCACAGACCCTTTGAGGCGACAGTGCCCCAGCGACGACGGCGCGGGGCGCCAGAAGCGGCCGTGGCAATCCGACCCTCCAGATCGGCAATGGCATTCGCCAGTTCCGCGTCCGAGCCATAGTTGATGGTCTTGCCGTCATAGCTGACAGAGCGGACGCCCGCGTAGCGCGCTTCCTGCAGTGCCGCCAGCAAGGCGCGCATCCGTTCCAGATCCATCTCAATCCCTCATGAAGTTCGGTGTGTAAGCCCGGCGTTTTCGCCGTGGCGTCGTTGGTGTTCCGGCCTTTGGCGCGGTCGGGGCCTCTGATGGTGCCGGAGTTGCCACAGGCATCTGAGGCTTGGTCTCCACCCCGACCTGCGCTTCCAGTCGCCGCCATGTCGCCTCGTCCCAGCGATCTGCGCCCATGATCCACGCTGCTGCGCGGGCATAGACGCGGCAGTCCAGCGCCTCGTTACGCTCGCGCATTTTCTGCCATTCGGGGTGGCTGTAGCCGCGCTTGTTGCGCACGGTGACGAGCTGTTCCGCCACCAACTGCTTCAGCCATTCGGTGTCGATCCAGTCGGGCAGATGCACGGTGCCGGGAGCATCACAGACGCCCAGCGCCCGATCTTCGTCAGAGGGACGTTCCAACCGCAGGAAACGGTAGGTCTCGGTCTTGAACGTCGCCGTGGCCACAGACCACAGTCGTGCGCCTCGCCGCAGACGTTTGCCGCCGATGGTCGCGTCGACAAAGGTCGGGCCCGACACCGGCGTGGCTCGGTTGAAGCCTTCCAAACCCTTGATCGGCGAGACCTGGTCGAACCCTTGTTTTCTTGCCCATGCATAAACAGCCGGGGCCTCGTATCCAGTGTCGATGGCCAGCTTGGCGATCACCATCACCGCACCATTGGTGCAAGCCCACGTCTGCCCCAGCAGGGCCGTCAACTTATCCCAGCACTGCGGATCGTCGGGACCGCCCGCGATGACGATGTGATCGACCAGCCAGCTTGTCCTGTCTCGGCCCCAAGCCCAGACGTCGACCTCAATGCGATCCTTCTGCACATCGACACCGGCAGTCAGGAACAGACCACCTTCGGGGATTTGCACCCCGCCATAGGCTCCGCGCCGTTCGGCCAGCCGCTGCCATTCCGGCGCGTCGCCGCTCTCGACCCATGTCTCACCCAGCAGAGTGTTGCGCGCGGCGCGCAGCATCTCCTCCGAGCCTTGGGCGGCAAGCCAGTCGCGCGCGATCTGTTGCCAGCTTTTCCAGCCCAAGGGCGAATAGAGCGCCGAGATGTGGAAGCCGATGGAATGCGGATCGGCCGACACAGCCGTCGCGCGCCATTCGCCCTGCTCCAGCATCTGCGTCTTGTGATGCTCGGCGATGGACTTCTCGCAGCCCTCGCAATGATAAGCCGCCGTGTCAGGGCGTCCCTTGTCCCAGCGCAGCCTCTCAAACTGCAGCCACTGCATCGCGCCGCAATGTGGGCAGGGCACAAAATAACGGCGCTGATCGCTGGCCTCGTATTCGCGCTCGATCCGGCTGATGCCCCGGATGGTCGGCGTCGAGACCATGAACACCTTGCGCCGGTGCGAGAAGGTGGTGGTCCGGGCCTCGGTCAGTGTGACCGGATCGCCTTCCTCGTCAGCAGAGGCTGGATAGGCGTCGACCTCGTCCAGAAAGATATAGCGCGCGGGCATCGACCGCAGGCCGGTGGCCGAGTTCGCCCCGGTCAGCACCAGGATGCCGCCCTGAAATTCCTTCGACAGCATCGAATTGCCCGCGTCGCGCGACCGGGCCGGGTTGACCAGCGCACGCAGCACCGGGCTTTCCGAGATCAAGGGGTCGAGCCGCCCGCGCGACGTGCGTTTCGCCATTTCCACGGTTGGCAGCACTGCCAGCATCGGACCCGGCGCGTGGTGGATCACAAAGCCGATCCAGTTATTTCCCGCCTCGGTCGCGCCAACCTGCGCTGCTTTCATGAAGCTGATCCGTTGCGCCGGGTGGCGGGGCGACAGGGCATCCATGATTTCGCGCAGGTAGGGCGCTCGCGCGGTGCGATATCGCCCCGGTTCGGCCGCAGCACGCGACGACAGCCAGCGATGCGCATCCGCCCATTCCGACACCGTCAAGTCAGGATCCGGGCGCATACCTTTGCGCCAGCTGCGCAAGATATCCTCGGCCCCGTCAAACCCCAGATCGAGGTCTGCGGTCAGATCATCGCTGGCCGTGCTGTCGCTATCCGAGGCTGACCCTGAGATCGGCGAGGGCTTCGAGGTGCTGTCTGACATGGGCTTCCAACACCCTCTGCAGGATCGCGGCCTCAATGATCACCGGCGTGCCGGTTTGCTTTTCCACTCCCAAAGCCACTTCCGCCGCCATCAATGCCGCCACCCTGCTGGGCCACGTCACCCACGTGTCGCGTTCCTGCCGCGCAAGACGGAACACCAGCGCTTCGGCGCGGGCGCGGTCGACCAACGTGCCCTTCTTCTTCTGGATGCCAAGCTGCTTGTCCTGCGCCTGGTAGACGGTCAGTGCGGTGCGGGCCTT